TGCAGAACCAGTATACCGATGTATCGCCATGTGCGTCGCGCCGTAGTTGGGAAGGACTATCCTTTGTCCAATATCCCCGGAATACCTGGTGGTTATAACGCTTCCAAATCTGTCTCCTATAACAGAAGGGGGATTTTGACTGTTCTGGTCAAATCTATACATACCATTAGGCAAATTAGTGTTAGTGAAATTTGTCATATACGGAGGATAGTCCGCGTATACTGACCCCCATCCGGTTGCCTGCTGAATCCAGGAGCGAGTCGCAACTACGCCGGTGTCATATGGTATCGTCACAATGTGCTGGTTTTCGCCGTTAGCTTGCCGATACACAATGCTAAGCATTGATGCTGTACCCGCATGAGGATTTGTCTCCAGTCGCACATAGCGGCCATCGATCTTTACTAAATCCAGTCCGGTATATTCTCCGTCACTAAAGCAGCGGGTGGAGCCATCCGAAATCAACGCAAAACGATATCTGTCTGTGACGGTGTCTTTAAAACCGACTGTTCCCCCGTTTTCCAGCTGAACAACGTTCCTTTTGTTTGGACTTTGTACGCGGGTAACAGCAGAATTTGGCTTATACAGCATCTCCCCGACCCATTCCCTCGAAGCCAGCCCTTTTACATCCTCCAGTGTCACCTTCTGCCCGTTCGGCAACTCAATTTCCACCTGGCCGGTGTCTGTCATCCACTGCTGCATGGCCCGGAGAAAATAAACGATATAGCCCTGATTGGCTGACATGGTGCGGGCCGCATCTGAAATGGTATCCGGTACCGTGGTGGCAATGGAGTATTTCGCGCCGCTGAGCGTTACCGGGGCATTGAATGACAACACCAGTTCGGTATCACTGTTTACCGCGCGGATCATCATGCTGACAGGTGCAGTACCGTTCTCGATGCTGATAAGCTGGCCGGGTGCCACACCGTGAATGTTCTTTTTCCACTGTGTACCGGTACCGGTCACAATCGGTGACCCGGCTTTAATGGCTATAGTGCCGCCTGTGTAAATCATGGGTTTTCCTCGAATTTCGGACATAAAAAACCGCCGTAGCGGTTATCATTTGAATGATGCTGAATTGTACTTACAGGCAAGAACAACGCCATAAGCCAGGCGAACGCCGACAGAACCGGTATGTCTGACACGGTACTCAACCTCTATTTTCACATCACGCCTTCCCGCAGAAATGAAAATAACCGCTGAGCGGACATCACCAAACCCGGCGACAGACTGCGCAACGCCGTCAATACGTATGTTTACCTCAGTCCCCTGCAATTTTCCCAGGGGGTACCCCTGATACTGCTCTACACCAACAATGATAGTTGGTAAAACCAGCGCGATGGCGTAAGGCATACCGCCGACATACGTCAATGTCGATTTAACTGTCGTCCAGTCTCCGCCGTCACCGTATATACTCCCTGCGCTCGCGGCAGGATAAATACCGGCCGTAACAACGTCACCGATTATCCGTTGTGCGTAGACGGTCCCGGCGAATTCACCATCTGTGGCATACAGCGTTCCGCGAATAATGGTATCGTTAAGTTCCGCTTTCCCAGTTTTGGCATCAATCAGGAATCCCTTTTTACCGGCGTCATAGTTTTCAGACTGAAGCTTATCTATCACCAGCAGGCTCTTTATCCACGCCTCATCCAGAAAAGCCTCCCGGATAAACACCTGTCCGCCCTTCATGTACATGAACAAATCCATCGATTTATTCACCGGGTTATAAAATGCAAACTGCTGCGCATTAAACCCGATCAGCGTGTTCACCTCCCCGCCTTTCAGTTCGGCCCCGATTACCATGCCGGCGGAATAGTCCTCACCGTTGTAATGAATGCGGACTTTCATATCGTGAACCACCGATGCTTCACCGGCAGCCATGTCCCACTGCGCACGGATGGAGTTCTGCGCCAGCGCCAGACCGTCTTCAGCTTTAACCTGTACCGCATCCAGTTTCTCTGCAAGTGCCGTTGTTTCCGTGACCGTGTAGTTGCGGACTTCGATAATTTCGGCTTTCATCGAACCGTTTTCACGCTGCCAGTAATTCCACTGCCCGTAAGCGTTATTGGCGTTATTGATGATGGCCTCGAAGTTATCATCCGCCTGAGACTGCAGGTCTTCGATGATAGCTGAGTCTTCGAGCTCTTTTTGTACAACATCCAGAATTTCCTGCGTGTTATTATTGGCCTGTCCTTTTTCCTCCACAAAATACGATTTCCCGTATTCATTAATACTGCGAACATAAAACCAGTAATCATGCCCCGGTTTTAACTGCCCCTTTGACCATACTTTTGCTCTGCCAAGGAATTCAGCCTCCTGTTCAATGTTGTTAATGTTGGTGATTCTCTGCTCACCGGAAAACCAAAATTCAAACTCGGTATTCAGTGTGTGCGGGGCACTGATATGTGGTATCAATTTCACTTCAAAGAAGCCTGATTCAACCCTGATAAACGAAGGGGCCGCTGGCGCACCAATAACCATCAGCACTTTCGACTCGCTTCCCAGCATTCCATTTTTATCTTTGCCGCGTACACCAACCAGATATTCCCCAGCGGCCAATCCGTTGAAATAATATTCAAGATCAGACGTTTCGCCGGTAAGGACAACCTTGTCATTTTTATAAACAGAGACAACGTAAGTAATATTTCGGTTAACTGTTGTTGTGGCCCACATAGCTCTCGCCTGCACCTGAGAGCTGTCATTGATATAGGCTACTGAAAGTCGCTCAATGTCAGGAATCCTGACCGTATTTTGTGTCGATGGATTGCCGGTGAAATCGACGCCATTGTCAACAATGCGCTCTTTTTGTGGTTCGTGAAGAATGCAGTTAAACTGATAGTTACCGTCTTTATCTTCAGTAATAGTCAGAACCCGGAACATTCGTGTAATCAGCGTGTTTTTCGATACAGAAAACACACCGAATTTTTGCAGTCCGGCTGGTTCGCTCTTCAGGATAACAATGTCGCCATCTACTGATGATATTTCTGTTCTGATGAACTTCCCGCTGCCGCCAAGGTAGGCAAAATATCCCTTATCACCAGAAGACCATTTTATAGGTGCATCTGTTTTTACTCTGCTGCCAACAACATCTAAAACCCGACCACCGACTTTTGAACCCGCAAATGAATCATCAGCCACTTCAATGATGTCACCCGGAAGACAGTTAATACCCTCCCTGAAAGTTGAGAATGTTACACTTTCAGTCTCAAGCTTTTCTGTTTCCAGAATCCATTTACCGACACGATGGGCCTGCCCCCGGCTGGTACAACCGAAAGCTGTTACTTTCTTAACATTAAGCCCGCCAAGTCTGATGATAAGCCCGTCATCCTGTATGAATTCTCTCTCTTCCTGCCAGCCGTTATCCGGATTAATCCATGAAACCTCTATTGCGTTGTGTCTTGCACTTTTAGCTGTTGATGTATAGCTGAATTTTCCGTCGATAACATTTGAATTTGTGTATGTCCATTCAGGATCTGCTGCTCTGTCCTGAAAACAGGTTAACTGCAACCCGTCCCATAAAGGCATACCGCGAAATACAGATGCTAAATCATCAATAACATCTTTCGCTTTTCGCTGTGAGGTAATATAGGCATTGAAAGTGAATCGCGGCTCTTTGCCACCGAATCCATCTGAAACCATTTCATCGCAATACCTGGCTATCGCATATAAAGCAAACCGGTCACAACCAAAGCTCCCCATCATGGAGCCAATCCCGTAGCGCTCATTGGTCACCAGATCGTAAAAAATCCATGCGGGATTGTCCGTCCATGCAGGCTTAAACCTTCCCGTCCATATACCGTTATAGCTGCGTGTTTCCGGGTCATAATTATCCGGAACCTGAACAATCAGTCCTTTGATATGATATGTACGGTTAGGAGTATCGCCGTACTGAGATTTATCAATGCGCATACCAACCACAGCGGAGTTTGGGTATGAGAATTTAGCATCTGTGATTTCTGTATAGCTGGCCCACACCGTCCCATTTTTGAGAAGGTCACTTTTACTATCCTCAGTGAGGCGGGATACTCTTATCTGAAACGGCTTTTGTTTTGGCGCATTAATAATATGCGATTCAAGGTACTGCCCGCTTATCTTCCCAGGGCCTATTGTAATTTCTTTCTCTGTCATCCATCCGCTGCCTGCATTAATTTCGACGAGCATCTGAACAGAAGTATTTTCCTGATTACCTTTATCATCCTGTTTCACCAGCGCAGAAACACCCAACGTAAAGCGGATGCGGTCAACCTCCTGATCAGATACCGCACGCAGTATCGGTGTTTCTTTTTTCACTTCCACGTTCACAGGTATTTCTTTTTCTACAAACGGGAAGCCATCAAGCGGGGACTGAGACTGCGTGCCAGATTTCCACTGAACCTCAACCCCGCGAATATTCGGATTACCCTGTTTATCGACTACCGGCGTTCCGTTCAACATGAATCCCTGCATTCCGCCAACCGGCCCTTCAACAGGACCCTCTGACACCAAATCAATAACATTCAGGAATTGCTTATTTTTCAGATTGTCATCAACCAGTCTTGGTGTGCTTCCACCGCCGCCGCCTTTGCCCATTTATTCTGTCTCCAACCCCTGTGAAATAACATTTGAACCAACAACCATTTCTCCATAGCAAAGCGGGACAGGGTATCCCTGACCTATTCTGTTAGAGAGAGAACTGAAATACTGGTTACTTTCAGAATTACTTTCGCTGAAGTTAGGTGCCCCCGGTGTTCTGGTAAGCATGGTCGCCACCCCTGCTGCCGCTATCCCGACACCGGCAGCAAACATAGCTGTCGATGTCATCGTCGCCAGAAAACCACCGGGAATAAAGAATGACCCGGCAATAAGCGCCGCTCCGCCGATAATTCCGAGGAAGCCGCCTGATTTTGCACCACCGATAACCGGTACTATCGTGACAACATCACCTTCATTGAGCGGTGTATTTAATCCGGTCGCGATGCTGCTCTCTGTCATATCACGACCGGCAACGCGCACCCTGAACTGACCACTGTTTATTTCCCGTTTTAATCCGTCAATCTGATAACACAGGCATCTTAATGCCTCACCTGCACTGCTGACCTCTAATTCAAACCGGCGTCCATATCGGCGTAAATAGCCTGCAAACTGTAGTCTGACCACTGTTTGTGTCTCCATATGCTGTGTGTGAATTTAAACCAGTAACCACCGTAAATATCTCGCTTGCTCAAACGGTCAGGGCGGTGGTGAAGAATCTCCTGATTACCGATATATAGCGCTGCATGACAAGGTTTTGATGTACCCAGGCAGATAAGAATAACGTCCCCCTCCTGTATCTCATCAACCTGGTGAAAACCTTGCCTGCTGATGTTATCCAGATACAAATTGTCACCGGTGTACCACCAGTTATCTCGCCGATCAAAGTCATCAAGACCGATACCGCACAAATGGTAAGCATCCCGGATAATGCTGTAGCAATCCTGAACGCCGTGATTAAACTCGCGCCCCAGCAGGCGCGGAACCGGATTAAATTTAAGCAACCGGTCATCACAAACCAGCCACCACGGCAGTCCGGTTTTAACCTGCATGCCTCTGTCGCCGGCACTTAAGAATGGCAGTCCGCCAGGGTGGCTGTGCACGACAACTTGCACTTCTGCATGACTCTCCGCCCTCAGCCATTCCTCCGTGCTGATTTCAAAATAATTTTCCGGGTCAGGGTGAATATTGGTACACGGGAAATAAATCCCTCCTGAAACCAATCCGCACGACTCCTTCACGCCTTCCGCTTTTGCGTGTGCGATAATGTCACCTTCAATCATGGATTAACCTAGTTTGTTGGAACCGAGAAACCCGCCAAACGGCAATACTGATGAGTGGCGAAGTTTGCAGCCACGGTACTTATGAGAGCATTGATCTTTTGTCGGGTCATTGGTTGGCTGATCTTTTTCATCTGCAACCGGAGGGCCGTCATACCCGCAATCCTGTCCACGATACCGCCACGGGCAGATATCAGCCTGAATAACCCTGGCGGGTATCTGCGCGTTATCGGTTTCTGTCGGCAGCGCAAGTACATATGTAACGAAATCTGAGTCAGAATTTTCACGTTGCTCAATGACAAATTTCTGTACAGCCTCCCGGGACGGATCTGCCTGATTGTTTCCATCCGGAAAATTTACTGCATCAAGATATTGCTCCATAACCTGCCGTCTGATAACGATTGCCCCCAGCGCATCGTCATAATCGTTATTGATTGCAGTCAGCAACCCGTCAATATTGGAGAATGTCATTTTCGGCCTTGCTGATGCCCCCTGCGCTGTCACGCTGAAACCAGTTACCTGAACCGGATACGGGTCATATCGATTACCCTGCCAAATAACCGGTTTCAACAAGCCGTTCATTCCGTCATGGAAACGGTATATATTCCCGCCGAAGCGACTTAAATCCACTTCATACAAATTAAGCATTGCTGATTGTTCAATCTGAGTAACCGCAATCCGCATATCTGATGGGATATCTCTCACGCAACCACCTCCTCAAACACACAATCAATCTGCCAGACAGCCTGCTTTCTGGTTACCTGCCAGTTACGGCACACAAATGTCCGCAGGGTTCTGTCATCCCCTGTCAGCCACAGGAATGATTCGACGGCACCGTGCTTACTGAGAAAGTTATCTATTTCACGCCCGGCTGAAACCGGTTTTATGAATGCCAGGTTATATGTTTTAAGGTGATTATTGATTCCGTCTTTGGCTCTCTGCTCGTAGCCATTGCCGAATTTCGCGACCCTGACCTTCGGTTCATTATTAATTTGGTAGGCATCTTCAGGACGCCATTTAAACTCTTCCATTTATCTGTTCCATTAAAAAAGCCACCATACTGGTGGCTGTTAATAGCGCTGATTACCTTGTATTGCACCGCTCCTGATCTCTGTCATCAGGATGTCATAAACAGTACCTTTAACCATCCCGGTTATCATTGTTACTTCCTTCTGTGTTATGCCATTGGGAGCCTGAACCTGAAAATTGAAATGCATATCCCCCATACTGATACCGCCTCCACCACCCATCTGCCGGTTACTGATAACTTTTCCACTGTCACCTGGTATCATGTACTGATGCCCGTTCGATGCCTTGAATATTTCAGGCTGGCCATTCTCACCAACGCGGTACATTTTGTTGGCGTCAACGGGGCCGCCGTTGTAACGGGCACCGGCGATAGCTATCATTGCCGGAATGGCGGATGACATGGCCATCATCCCCCATGTAGCTGCTGACCCCATTGTTGCAATGCTGGTTGTTGCGGCAGCGGGTGCCATTGCGGAATTTATTGCAGAGCCTGTTACCGTGGCGTCAGCTATAGCCTGAGCACTTGATGCCTTACGCATGGCGTTCTCAGTAACCATATTTTTAATCTGCTGCATCCCCATCTGAACGAGCGCCCCAACAGCCTCATCAATAATGGTTGACGCTACATTACGAAATGCATCATTAAGGTTCTGTGTGCCGGTAACAAGCCCTGTCAGTACGTTGGATGAGCGTTGGCCTAGTGCATCCAGCCCATCAGCCAGGAATTGATTGGCCTGACTCTGATTACGCCAGATTTCCCACTGAGCATTAAGCCTTGCATCCTCATACTCAGTATTTGCAGCATTCATTAATTCAAGGCTTTGTTGCGCCGTAATAACTTTCTGATTCTCAAAATCCTTAATCAGTGCCAGTTTCTGAGCATGCTCATTTGCCAGCGCCTGAACCGGATCAACCTGTGCCGCCATTTCCTGAACGGGGGAGGCAGTTGATTTCGCATTTATTTCCGCTGTTTTTCTGGCGTGTTCCGCTTTTAGCTCAATGCTGCGTTTTTGATACTGCTCCTCAGTGATGAGGTCACCTTTCAGTTGTCGCTCAAGTTGCTCCTGAGCCAGTTTCATATCCTGATCGGCTTTCACCCTAGGATTCTGCTCAAAGGCATCTTTCCGGTCTTTTATCTTCTGAGTGAGGTCGTACTCCTTACCGGCAAGTTCAGTTATTTCGGCTATCTGTGCTGCATTAGCCTTTGACCCAAGCTTCTGCACTGCCTCAAGGATTGCCGCCTCTCTGGATAGGCCTTTAGTTTCCAACTCTGCAACCTTCGTCGCATTAGCCAGGTCAGTTATCTTCTGTTTGAGCTTTTCGGCTTCTGTGGCTTCTTTTGCTGCTGCGCTGGCTGCTGCTTTCGATGTACGAACTGTTTCCTTTTTGGCATCAGCAAGATCATAACTTCTGGCTGCTTCATTCTCTATTTGCTGCATTTGAGTCGAGTCAGCCTTAACTCCTGCTTCTTCAGCTTTCTGCTTTGCGGTGGCGATAGCCCTCTGACGATCATCTGTTATTGCCAGGAGCTCATTTTGCTTGCGAAGATTTTCCAGTAACTTATCGCCATCCTGACTGCGCTCAACAGTCAATGATGTTGCGTTAAATCTCTGCTTTGCCCTTGTGGCGTCTTCAAGGTTTAACCCGTACGCTTTAAGGGCCGCGCTGGCATTCGGCAACACAGAGCCGGATTGAGCCTTGAGGAGATCAGCGCCTTGCAGTAATTCACCGTTGAGCTTCGCCTGCATCAGCCCTGTTGAGTTTAATGTACGCGAATACTCAGTTGTTTTTGTATCTAATTCAGCCTGCTTTATCTTTATTTCATTGAGTATTTTGGCTCTGTCACTTTCCGCCCCGGCAAGGCTGTAGTTCCTTTCACCTGCTTTTTTGTACCTCTCATTCAGGCTGTCTATTTCGCTGCCAAGCTCTTTAATTTCATCTTTTTGAGTAGACATATGCTGGGTGGCTTTCGCTATCATTCCCTCAAGCTGGACGCGGTTCATGCTCTGCATTTTTTCCGTCAGTCCCTCAAGCTCATCAGCAAACTTTGATGCCTCCTGTCTGGCCTCTTCCGTTTTCTGGAAAAAGTAATAAACCGCAGCACCTGCCAACATGGCGGCACCTGCCGGTCCACCTATCGGTGCAAGCAACCAGTTCATGGCTTTCAGTGCATTAGCCATCGTCAAACCAGTAGCGGCCACCCTAGCCTGAGATGCGCTCAGTGTATTGTTAGCCTGCGCTGCAATGATGGCTGCATTGCTGTACGCCGTTTTCAACCTTGTAACGTTAGCCAGCGCTGTGGCCTCTGCCGCCGACCCTCTGGCGACCTGATATTCTGCCCTGGCAAGATTTAGCGCTGACATTGCCGCGTCTCTGTCTGCCACTGTTTTTCTAACAAGCACAGCTGCCGCGTCACGTTCAGCTACTGCCGCCTGTCTTGATGCGGACGCACTAGCCATTGTGTCGCGAGCTTTTTTAACTTGCGCAGCACCAGCCAGAGCCAGTGCACCGGCGTACCTTGAACCAATAACCCCGGCGGCAATAACCAGAATATTTGTCAGGTAATCAAGGTTTTCACTTACCATCACCACTGAGTCATTAAACCCGCCGATGAACGACTGAACAGTCGATGAGTTACCGAAAAACTTAGTGATGTTATTACCAGCCTCCTGTAATGCCTGAGACATGGTCTGAGTAGTTTTCGAAAATTCCTCGCCAATGGCTGCGCCCTGCGACAAAAGTCCGTTAACTACCACGTCAGTGGTCAGCTTTCCTTCTGCGGCCATTGCGCGTAACTGACCGATGCTGACCCCCATTGAATCAGCTAGAGCGACCATCAACCGACTTCCCTGTTCAGAAACTGAGTTAAATTCCTCACCGCGCAGAACGCCGGAAGCAATACCCTGCGATAACTGAATGATGGCATTTTCAGCTTCCTGAGCGGTGGCGCCGGAAACAATGAAGCCCTGGTTAATAATGGTTGTCAGTTTCGCCAGATCTTCCGCTGATGTGTTGTACTGTCGTGTTCCGCGCTCAAGTCGGGCGTACAATGTCGCTGTGGCGTCAAGACTTGACCGGGTGTCCTGAGAGATATTGAATACACGTTCAGTCACTTCAACTAACGATTCGCTGGCACGGACAGAGTTCGATAGCTTGTTGTTGAGAACCGTCCAGGCTTCGGCGTAGCTGGCAACAGCAGAAGCAGATAAATACGCAGTCAGTGACGCAGCAACCCGAGATAGCGAGGCCATTGATCGCTCAGTGCCATTGACGGCGGTCGTTGTGCGGTTAAATCCGCCCTCCATATTCCGCAGCCGCTGATCCAGTTGACGTTGTGATGTCAGCAACTGAGCAACATCCATCTGCACCTGATATACGATTTCGCCTACTTGTGCCATTTACCGGCTCCTTAAAATGAAAAACCCCGCCGATTGGCAGGGTTTGGGTTATTATGTGTAACAATTACTTAGAGCAAGCTTCGATGTTTCCTGTTGAAAGCTTGGGATCTATCCCATCAGGCAATACCACCCATTCAGTTATATCTTCGGCATATTCAAGGTTTTCCAACTCACCGTTTTCGTATAGTAATTTTAGGTTATCCAGCTCTTTTTTATCATCGTCGCCAATCATTGGATTGTCTGCCTCGATAAATGACTGAGCATCATCGATAACTTTCGGATACACCCACTTGACGCTGACAACGTATGCATTTCCATCTTTCTTTTCAGAAATAACGCTATACTTTGATTTGCCATATAAATAACCACTCAATTCATAGTAATTATTTGTTTCCGGCAGGCGATTTTTATCAACAAATATTATATTTTTTATACCATCAGGTGTGCATTGTTCTATTTTTGAATGAGATAGCAAGTCAGTGTTCTCGGTATTTATGAATTCCAGCACAGTATCTGACGCGGTTTTTTCTCCACACCCAGCAAGGAGCGCGAGAGAAGATAGAACAGAAAAACACATTAATGACTTTCTCATCTCCATCCCTCTCTTTTCATTTTCTCTGTAATTTCACTCAGTTTTTCAAGTTCTTTTCTCTTCTTAAGTATGACTGAGTATTGTTTGAAACCATAATGAGATGGAGCGAAAAACTCAGACCCGTTATACATCGCTGGGTTGTTTTTCATCGCCTTCATAGCCCTTGAGGAGAGCGCTATCTGCTGCTCGCAAAAATGTATGGCTTTGTTTAAGTTGTCGCCTTTATCGCGCAGCTTATAATGTTTTTTAATTTTTTCTTGCAGCCCAAAGTGGATATCTAAAATTACATCATCAGGCAGATTTTTCAGTCCATCTAACCATTCTTCTTCTGTCACATCCCCACCCTCAATAATTAGTTTCCCTCATGTTAATCATCTGGTGGTGCAAAGGAAAGCAAAAAGCCTCAGTTAAGAGGCGGCGTGTGATCTAAATTACAAGGCCGTCCGTGGCCTGTGGGTGTCAGAACAATTTTGCAATATTCACATTGTGAACCGCTTTCCATGCCGCAGCCGGATAGGAGTTCGCTTTTCCGTAGCGTTCATCAGGAACAGATAGAACCTCTGCTCCATTGTCGGCACACCATTTCTTGAGCGGATGCCATTTGAATTTTGTTTCGGTCATATTCTCAACCGCCAGAACCGTCGCATGTTTTTTACAGGCGCCAAGTTTCGCAGCGAGAGCATTCTTTTCACGGACAGCTACGGATGCAGTAGCCATTGCTGTGGCTTCACGCTTGCGACCAATCCACGCCTTAGTTTCCACCGCATAATCACGCTCAGCGGCAATCATTGCCTTTTCTTTCTCAGACTTCAGCAGGTTTTCCAGCGCTTCGATATAGTTACCGGGTACCACTGCATTCTTGCGGGAATTAAAATATGTATCTTCCAGCAACTCGAAGTAGTCCCATGCCTGATCTGTTTCCAGCATTTTGGCGTGGCGTGATGCACCTCTCTCAGTCCAGAGGATAAGGTTTCTTGCGTGCTTGTTAACTGACCCGAAGTTATCGGGGCAGTTCTTAAACGCATGTAATTCCACGCCTTCTAACTTGAAGTAATGCTTTCCTTCAACAAACCGGTCTTTGTTATTTGAGAAATTATCCTGGATATTTCTCGCGTCAGCTCCGTACCCCACCGCCAGTGATTCAGTAGTGATTACCTTCTGATCACGGTAGTAGACTTCAGGAACCGTAAAGCGACTTTGCGTGACAACTGCATTATTGTTTGCTAATGTAATTTGACTCATGAAACTTCTCCATCATGGTTAAGTTTGGGGATTGCCAACAGTTCGCACCTGTTGGCTTTTCTGTTTTTAGTGCCTGTCAATGTGTTAACCTCGCTTTTGAATGCCACTCCATGTGTTTCAAAGAACTAAACAACGGGCCTTGCACGTCCTTTAAGCGCCCTGTCATTTCAGAATCAACCTCCATATTCAGTCTGCGCAACGATGGCGATAACATGCCGCCCCATATTTCGTTAATGCGCTTGATGTGCTTATAGGCCGTGGTGAGATTTCGTAACAGAAGATGCTCATCCAGCCCGTTAACTGCCACTTCACGATCCAGAATATCCAGCGCCCACTTACGGAATTGTTTAGCGACCGGCGTTGATGCAAACATAGCGATCAGGTGAGCGCCGCGCAGTGAGAAAAGGCGGACAACAACCTCAACTTCACCCGTTTTTCTAACCAACGTCATTTTGACGGTGGTTGTCATCGACTCCGTAAATTCATCAGAATTACGGGAATACACGCGACTAACGTTATCAGTCCGGCTATAACCCAACGCTTTTGCTAACTCCGTTGATGTGAGCCACATTTGACCGTCCTGATAAACCGGCTCAAATGTAATGTCCTGGAAAGTTAAGTCTGTTTTCGCTACACTGTTCATGTCATTTATTCCTGTTGAGGGATTATTTGATACTGAGGCCTCAATTGTTCGCGCAGTTGAGGCTTCTTCGTTACGGCATCCTGAATTCACCATTTTTAGCCATCTCCCTCACTATCTCTAAAATATACTCAAGCTGCACCTGAGTAGAGCGCCGCTTTTCACTGGCAACTTCATCAATCCATTTGCGCATATCTGGCTGCATGCGGAATGGGTACGGGGAAATTCTATTTTTCTTTTCCATAAATTATCTCCTGTGTAGTATTCCAATTGCACATCTTCATGATGTAATATCAGTTATAACCCATGACTCCCTAATGTGTCAATATGAATTTTATAGAGTTCACATATGAAAATTGATGATAATTTTAAAACCCGTATTACCCTTGCTAGGCAATCAATGGGGTTAACACAGGGTGAGCTTGCTGAAAAAATAGGCGTTGTACGCAGGCAAGTCGCCGCATATGAGGCTGGTGATTCAAAGCCCAGGGAGAAAGTCCTATCCAACCTAGCTGCGGCCCTTGGGGCATCACCTGAATGGCTATCTCATGGACACGGCCCATCACCAGACCTGTCAAATGTAAGGAAAACTGTCACTCTGATAGAAATCCCAGTGATATCACTGGTTAATTCATACGATTATTTTTTTGGAAAATCTACGGGCGATGTAGGGAATGCTATCGTTGACTTCATTCCCGCTCCTCTTGGAGCCAAGACAGATTCATTTGCGGTGGAGATTGCTGGTGACGCAATGACTTCATCTAGAGGGTTAAGCTTCCCGTCAGGAACGGTTGTTGTTTTTAATCCAACCGATCAGGCCAAAATCGGCGACTTTGTTCTTTGTGCTCTTCACCCAGATAAAGCGTTAACGTTTAAGCAGTTTATCTCCAGCAGGAGTGAGGCGCTTTTAAGACCACTGAACGCACTGTATCGCTCTATGCCGCTTAACGATGATACAGATATTATTGGCGTGGCCATCCACTCCCAGTATGACCTGACCGCAAAAAGACCATTTTGGGATAGTTATCCAGATAATGATTTTAACCCGGAATTGTTCCCAAATGACCTCTGGATGGATTATGAAAAAGAAACACCTCGGCGGGGGAGTTCCGTACTTTCCCGTCTAGACAAAATCGAGTCTATGCTTGAAAATCTGCTGAAAAATAAATAAGCCCCGGAAGGGGCTTAGTCACGCCTTCTTCCTGCTCACCAACCGGCGCTTGCCCTTAATCAGGTCATCGTTGCGTGCATCATCGGCTTTGGTGATAGCCTCATACTCATCTTTCGTGAAACCTTTCTCATCGGGATATTTCGCCTTCAGCATCATCACGAACTCAGTCATTGTGAGTTGTTCCGCTTCGCTGCGGGTGATGTTGAAATGCACACGGGCGGCACTGATGTAATCGACGGCGCGGAACTCGTCGGAGTATTCGTCTTTACCTTCGTTGCGCTGGAGTTTGCGCACCTTAGCTTTACCGATAATGCCGTGGGTCATTAGCTCGCGCGCCAGCAGGATGATATCGCGATAATGCATAGCGCCGAACCGGTACACCATACCGGATTTTCCAACCCGCCATTCACCGATAACCTCAGAACAATCATCGTTACAACATGCCTGCATCACGTCCATTGCTGTCGATAAAATGCTGCGCCCATAAACCGGTTTATTTAACAGTGCAATCAGCCATTCAGGAACCACTCCGTAAGCGTCTACGGCAGACGCTATAATTTGTTGTACCTCTGAGCCATTTAATCGCGTAAACGCACTCACAATCTCTTTAGGCTCACCGATTCGCGTCATGGCATCCAGCGACGGGCGGAACAGGTAATCATTTTCGGCAGTGGATATCACCATCTCGCCGTATTCTAAACGCGGTGTCATATATCCTCCTGAACATTATCAAGGGCACCCGGAGATACCCTTTGTAATATTTAGGCCGCAGTGACTGTAACGACACATTTCGCCGTCTTACCGCCATCTTCCGATGTGACAGTGATATTCGCGGCGCCAGCAGCGACGCCGGTGACGGTAACGACATTCAGCAGTTTACTGACGGTAGCGAAATTAGGCTTATCGCTGGCCACTTCGTAATTTTTGTTTGTCGCGTCAACCGGATTAAATCCGACCGTGAATGTTGCAGTTTCACCGGCTTTAACAGTCAGTGTCGCGGGATTGGCTGCGATACTCTGAACCGCGATTTCTTCCTGCAGCCACTCAAAGCTGTCAGCGTCTGCTACTTTCAGCTCACCGGAATACGTGGCGATCTCTTTGGTCGGGAACTCCATCGACCATGATGTGAAGTTCATGTAACCCTGAATCACATCACTACCATCGCCTTTCATGTCGAGCTGCACCCAATATGACGGCTGACGGCTGGCCTTGACTTCAGCAAGGATTTCTTTGGCGATATCAAAAGCAGACGTGGAACCATCAGCCCCTTTGCGCTTCAGCTCGCCATCAAACTTAATGGTTAAATCCAGACCGGTCACGATAGCTTCGGTCAGCCCTTTCGTGTCGTCTGCTTTGGAAGTAACCGTTTCGGTACCGTAATCAAGACCTTTGCTGGTCAGTGCGCCGAGACGCAGAAACGCGGACTGTTCAGGAACCGTACCGGGGCAACCGGGCGCGATGCGGAGAATCCCCGCATTACCCATCACCAGGCCTTTATCATCAGGGCATTGTGCCATGTTGTAACCTCTTTATTTGCAAATAAAAAAGGCCGCATAAGCGACCTGTTTGAAGTATGTTTGTTTAGGATGTGCAGCGGAAAGCCAATTGCATGATGAACCGGCCTTCTTCTGTCGGTACCGGCTTCGGAATGCCGCCAAGGTTGTAAACTGAGTTGAGTTCGCAATCATCAGGAAACTCGGCCACGAAACTGCGGATATCTTTTGCCCTAGTTAACACCGGCTCTGGGTCGTTCTGCGCAGACACCAGAATCAGCAGTACATTGTCATCAGCACCAAGGTCGGCAAATCTTCCACTGCCGTCGTCAGGCTGAATAACAGCATATTGCTGTGTGCGTGACTCAGGCTCTTCCGCCCACGTCAGGTACTGAACAGTGAAATCATCCAGCAGACCGACGCGGTTCAGATAACGCTCAAATGCTTCGTGTATCATATGCGCATCTCCTGATGCATGGCCGCTTCAATCTCATCGCGACTCTCTTCAAATCCCAGCTTAAGGAACTCTTTTCGCGCAGTGGCACGCCGGAATGTCTGCTTAACTTTCGGGTCATGAACAAATACCGCGTAGTTGGCAGAATACCCGACACGACCGGTAACGCGGGTGCCGTTCACTGTGATTTCACGGAACTGAGAGTTGATAAGTGTTGATGTGTCGATAGGTGTGAACAGCGTGGTCTGAGCGCCACCAATCAACATTGCCGCCTGTATTGCGCGGGTGACTTTTCGACCGGTGATATTGCCGACCAGTGCATTGATATTGGCGCTGACCTCTGCGATACCTCTGATTTTCGCTGCCATATCACACCGCCGTTATCAGGGTGTAGTCATCCGCTATGTGCTCGAATACATCCTCATCACGTTTGATGAATTTGATTTCGTCAGCACCAGCAGAAACCGGATCGCCTGAGTGCTTGCCGATAGCAATAAAGTCACCTTTTTTCGCATCAGCGTACTCAGTCCAGAACACCAGCTTGATAGTGATTTCAGAGCCGATATCAATCTTTCCGCCCTTTAGCTCACTGCCATAGCCACACAGGAAATAAACTGGATCAGAGAATGTCGGCTTACCGTATCTGTCCTTTCCGGCAAGCCGCCACAACGTAGCCCATGAGGTATACGCCCAATTTGCAACTGAACTCATTGATACCCCCCGACCACACCAAAGAATCCGACCGTTTTGCTCGACAGCGGCAAATCAGAAAGACACCCGGCACTGTCCCATGCGCGGATCTGGTTCAGCAGATAATCAGTACCGGCAGAATCATATGCGAAAGAACGAGACGCCCCGTTAGGAGCGCTCTGTGATGATATCTTTCGTGCGCCAGACAGTGATGCCAACCGCACAACGGTGTAAATCAGCAGCAGTTTCTGCGTGGTTTCGTCGTAGTTGGCTTCGAGACATCCGGACTTTGCATTAACCTGACTCAGTAACAGCGACAGCACAGAATCAGGCAATGTAAACCCGAGTTCCGCAATCATCGGCTTTACGTCATCAAGAGTTATCTGCATTATTTTTTACCGTTAGGTTTTGCCTTTGGCTGTTCAGGCTGTTCAGGCTGTTCAGGCTGTTCAGGCTGTTCAGGCTGTTCAGGCTGTTCAGAATCATCGTTACCAGGCGATGCAACTTCAATATCACCCGATGCGATAATCTCAACCAGACCGGCCTTTTCCCATTCTTTCGCGCTTTCATCTGACATTGTCAGTTGGCTACCGGCTTCCACAGACTGGAAACCGGCACCGGCGAAGAAGTTATTTGAAACTACTTTTACCAGTGCCATAAATCCCCCTTATGCGCCTTTCGCGTGAACAACTGAGAAGTGGCCGCTGATGTCCTGTTTAACCATCAGACCGGCAGCGCCCCATGTGCGCCATACGTAATCAGAGTTATAGAACTGGCGCGGGTCTGCGACAGTACCGAACGCCTGACCGACAATCGGAGCGATAACACCGGCACCCAGTGGCACGATCAGCATTTCATTGTCTTTCAGCTCGCAATCTTCTTTGATGTCTTTGATGCCGGTGATTTTCTTCACCTCTTCCAGAATGGTGCGGGTCTGGTTCACATCGAAATACACGCTTTCCCAATTTGACAGGATTTCACCTGACACATACCAGGTCTGCTCACCGTATTGTTTGTTTTTCAGTTTCAGCACATCACGCAGTTTGATGATTTCTGCGCGGATCACCTTGCCGTCCTGCTCGGTGGCAAAGTTAACAGTCAGTGTCACCTGCGCAACGCGCTCATCAGCACGGAAGCCCTTCCATGATTTGCCATCAAACTTGATGAAATTACCTTCGGAATCACGGAACCCGTTCCAGATAAAGTCAACGTATTTGCGGCGAACAGTATCAACAGAATCAGACTGTGCATCGGACAAAGAGGCCAGCGCGGAACCTTTCGCGAAGATCGGGTCACGGAAGCCAAACTTAAAGCCGGTATCGTGAATCGGCACCATCGTACCGTCAAAGGTGAATGCACCGGCATCAAGCAACGCACCAATCTGGCCGGACATTGACGTATGAGCCACTCCACCACTGCCTTTACGGGCATATTCATACACGGATTCTTCCAGACGCACGGAGCGGGAAAGCCCCATCAGGTCATTCAACAGGGTAAACTCGGTATTCGGCTGAAACTCGGACAGAACAGTCTGGTCATATGCTTTATACAGGCGGCGGATATCATCAACTGCGTTAGCAGCATCAACTCTGATTGCGCCGTTACCGCGTGAATTGGCACGGATAATGAACTCAGCAACAGCCTGTGCTGATGCGTCACGGGCAATCTGCAGTTCGCCAAACTGCGCAGCATTTGCTTCAAGGTTGCCGGTTTCGGTCGCTTTTTTAGTTGAAAAATAAAACATTCAGTTCTCCTTACTTGAACACAACGCGAACCAGCTCACCCGCCTTAGCGGTCAGTGCTGAATCTTCTTCGACATAGGCGAATACAACTTCACCTTCCGCAGCGGTGGCCGCTGTGATCTGGCCGTTGGCAACAATCACCGGCTGGCCTTTTTTGTACGTGCCGGCAGCAGCGCGGACGTTCAGGAATAATCCCTGCAATGGCTGGATTGCCACCACCCAATCACCGGCCTTCAGGTCGTCATCTACACCTTTGCAGCGCAGATAATCCATGTTTGCCACGTACAGGATTGCCGACTCTTTACCATCTACTGAGGCTTTGAACTTGCCGCCATCGAAAAAGCCTACCGTGCCGGGCTTAATGTCTGCTAACGCCTCGCCTTCACGATTTAACAGCGGGTTAGGAAAGATACCGCCCGCATGAATCACACGTTTTGTTTTGTTCGCCATTTCGTTTTACTCCGGCATTTCTGATACTGAGGTGGAAGAGTTATGCTGAGAATGGAACGAGCCATTCAGCCCCTGAACCGATGCACACTGTGCGTACAGTTCTTTCAGCGGATCACCGTCCAGCGCATTCACAGCTGTTTCTGTGAAGCCAAATTTGGCCTTAACTGCTTCACGCATGGCTGATTTTTCTTTGTCAGCGTTTGCGTTTAACTGGCTTTTAAGTGCGCTGATTTCATCAGTGAGCGGCTTGAGTGCGGCATTCACTGCTGCGGTGACGTCATCTGTGTTAGTGGCCTTGTCTTTGGCCTCTTTCTCTGCTTTCTCACGCGCCGCTTTCTCTTCCGGCGTTTCTTCGCCTTTTGATTCATTGGCAATCATCTGGTTGTACGCATCCATCAGCTCAGCATCGGATTTTCCGTCTGTGTCGATGCCTTTTGCCTTCAGCGCGTTTGTGATGAGTTGTTTCATCGGGTCGTTTTCCTTATTGGTTTTTACTTCGTACTCTGTTGGCTTGCGCACAACTTCAATGGGCTCACCGACAAATTCAGCTACGCCGTTATCGTCAATGAGGTATTTTTGCTGGTAGGTTTTACCGGATTTGTAGTAGATGAATTTGTCAGGCCAGACTGTTTCCGGATAAGGCCAGTCATCACCTGATGATTGCTCCCTCAGGGCATCGCGCAGTGCTTTATAGATATCCTCGAAAGAGAAGTTAGAGCCGTTGGTGAAGAAGAACTTCGTTTTGTTGAAGATGTCGGATTCAGTGCAGTTCGCCGCATCAACCAGGCTGGCATTTTCGATATCACATTTCTGCCCGTCAGCATTAACGAACATCCCGACACCGTCCTCCGGCGTGGCTGCTCCCGGCTCGCTCGCCGGAAGAATGGCAATGTGGTCAAAGTGCATGTTTCGGGCGACCCATGTATAAGGCTTACCCTTTGACTTGCCTTTGTTCTGCTCGCGCTGTAGCAGCAATCCGGTGGAGACGTGGATCGGGTCTGTGCTGTTACCGGCAATGATGTCATCCACACGGGCAAGGAACTCCTTGCCTTTCTCTGTGGCATCAGCGAAACGGCGATTGACCTTCACGTCCATGACGACTCTTTCACCATCTTTGCGGACATTTTCAGCCCATGCGCCGATGTGAAACTGGTTTACTGCTCTCGGCGTGTCAGCCGATACGTAATCTGTGCCGATTTTGGGATGTCCGTACGGGCACTGCCGCCCCTCCATCGACTTAAAGCTTTTGTTAATTTCGCTGGCCGGATATAGCCCCCCGTTCATCACAACGTCATCAACAACAGGCACAACGCCGCGAATGACGATATGCTCGTCACCGTCGATGATTTCAGTTGAGATATTAGAGGAGTTGATAGCCAGCGATTTAACATGAATACCCGAAAGCTTCATGTGGTGGCCTCTTTGGTTATTAATCTTCTTCTGCTGACCAGGCTTTCCGCTCTGCTGCCAGCCGGTCAATAATGCCTTTGTTGTAAATCGTCCCGTCATCATTCAGTAATACCGGCTGTGTCGCGCAGTAGCAGTTAAACCGGTTGCCGCCGTCGGCATAGAACGCTTCGACCTCTTCGACAGTGAACACCTTGCCGTGTCGTGCTGCATGCCAGCTGCGTGTAGTCGGTTTCAGCGCAGATAGCCACAGCAGACCGGTACGCAAACCGAGCCGCTCACTTGCCCACGTGGTTTCATTCCAGTTTGCACTACGTAACGCGCCTACCTGTTCCGTCTGAGCTATGCGCTTTGCGTTGCTCATTGAGACATCCAGCCTCTGACTAACGATTCTGGCTGTTTCTCTCGGGTTGACACCCCTGGCTATCGACATGCCGATAATGTTCGACAGGTCAGCGCGGGCGGCATCAGAAATACCTTTCCAGTCGCTGAACGTTGAGATAAACGCTGCGGCTAGCTGGTTCTGATATGCAGGCTGCGACATCAGGTAAGTGAGCGTTGTCTGTGACGCATACACCTCTGACTGTAGCGACAGATTGGTGTACGCATTCAGCGTACCGCGATCATACTCAGCTGCGACATGGCTGAACGCCCACAGATTTTCATTCCCGCCATCAAGCAGATATTCATCCAGAATGGATTGCAGCCTCTCAAGGAAACGCGCGTACTCGTCAGGACGCTCAGTGAGGTCATACGAATAAACACCAGCGTTAACCCTGATAAGCGAATCTGGTTCGTTCTGTGCGTTTTTAGCGAGGATGTAGCTGTAGAGTGAGTTCTGATTTCGCTCTCTGCCGGTGAATGACAGATCGAACAGCTGGCGGAGTTCTTTTTTCAGTCCGTGATACCGCTTTTCAATATCGCGGTACATCTTTCTGACTGGCTTTCCTGACTGTGTCGGGTCGGCCTTATTTCCCGGTATTATCGGCGACCCTGTTCTCTGGTTCTTTATCATCAGTTAACGGGTCTCCTTTGGGTACGGTTTCCGGTGGTTCAATACTTTCAAACTCGGTCAGGGTCGGATATTCCCCCAACGCCCTGATTTCGTTCTCCTGGAATACCGAATGACCGAATGCCTGCTGTGTTTTAACAGCGACATCGGCAGCTTTGTTCATCGAGTCGATTTTCTCAGCCTTACTCGGTGCCAGTAAATCAGACCAACTGACGGTGATTTCCTCTCTTGGCTCGATAATGCCGAGCGCCCAGAATCGTGATACCACGGACTCAATCACTGATTTCAGAAATCCTGTGCGCCGTGACATGCACGTTTTCGCCCAATCCTTCATGTCCTCTGTTGATGCCCGTTCACCGGTAATCTGACCAATCAGCACCTTAACCGGCATATTGATTGAGGCGGCGAATTCAGCCAGTGCGGTACGCCATGTCGGTTCAGGGTCAGCCGGTGCAACGGAAAGCACACTTGCCGTTCCTTCCTGCATCATCACTGATGCGTCAATGCTCTCGTTTAGTCTGCGAACCTGCTCATCAAGTGCATCGGCAAGGCCGTCCATATTGGTGCCTAATGCCTCCGCCAGGCGCTGGAAGTCGGTTTCTTTGCTGAACGCATAGTTGAGCTGACGACTGGCGTTTTTCAGGAATCCTTCAGCACTGCCGCCCGATACCTTTTCAGCATCAATGAGCTTGTTGTAGCCTTTCCGCAGTAGTGGGGTTCCAGATGTTAACTTTCCGTCCGCCGCCCCTTCAGCAAGAATGATTACGCGATCAGGGTGAATATCAATAATCCGACCGGGAGAGCCATCTGATTCCTTGCCGACATGCAATTCCGTGAATGAGTACAGCGCCGGATAGCCGTAATCCTCACTGAGCTGGTCTTCATTCCAGCGCCTCACATCAAGCTGCTCTTCCCATGCGGGGATCATGCGGATAATGGCCTTGTCTTTCAGGCGGGAAACCACAGCTCTGTCGACCGGTTCATCCCATTTTCGTCCATCACGCAACTGAATAATCAGACCTGAATACCGGCCAACCAGGTTACGCTTGTCTGCCTCTTTGATCTGCTCCCAGTGTGATTTAAGCAACTTGTTCAGCTTGTTATCCCAATCAGTAGAACCGTCTTGGTCTGCTTCTTCGTCACCTTCGAATATTTCAGGAACATCAATCCAGCAGCCGGAGATATACCGGTCTACTGCCGCACCACCCAAAGCGTTACGGTCATAGGCGTTGTAAAAGTCATTAAACGTCAGCACTTCCGGATAACCGAACTCGCGCCAGATGCGCGGGCGCTTTGTGTTGCCGGTTCCGATGCCGCCGGTTGCATATGTCATTCTGGCTCTTGCTACCGCGCTGATAGCGTTATTCACCGCCAATGACAGCCTGTCTCTGTTTACTTCCATTGTTGCCCTCATTAACGTTTACGAACCAGCATGCCTGAGTGAGATTTCTTATTACGGCGACTGACCGCGAAATAACGGAATCCGTCAGCGTCGTGTGATGTGTAGTCGTGAAGTGGTTTATCTTTCCAGCACCCGCGTTTGCCATCCCATTCTTTCCGGTACGCCTCAAGGTGGGTAATGCCTTCGCCACACTTGTTCTCATCGAATACACAGAGCGGCAGGATTTCGCGCACTGCCTCAATACCCTCATCAACGGATAGCTTCGGCACCACCTCAAAGCGGATGGAATAGGTTTGCCCGTCAATTTCGTACCCTTCCCGCGCCAGTTCCCGGCGTGATTTCGCGTCTGAACCGAACTCGCGGTTGTCGATATCATGCGGCCCGTTGTGGCTGGCATATTCATAGCCTTTGTCTTTCAGTACTTTCATGTAGTGCCGCAGACCTTCGCCACTGTTTGAGTAGTGATCGATGATGTGAAATTCTTCACCGACTTCACGCACAAACCAAATTGACGTTGAGTCACCCACGCCGATATCCCAGTACGTATGCACCGGCAGATGTGAGTTATCAGGGACTTCACCAATGCGTTTATTTTCGTACAGCCAGCGGAATTGCTTCGCGTAATACGCACCATCAACAGACTGCTGAAATGCCTCTGACGGTATCGACGGGTATTCCCTCTTCATATCGTCGCCGAGTGTTTTTTCTTTGGCGTAGTACCAGGCTTTCTGCCGGTCGTTGAGCGTAATTCCGTACTTGCCGGATAGCTCAGCAAAATAATCAGACAGGCGTTGCGGAAGTTGCTCAACAGGGTCGATTGCGTACTGCGGGTTCTTCCACCAGGAGAAGAAGAAAAACTTCCAGTCCAGCGGAGATAATGATTTGCCCTGCATCAGTGCTTTTTCAGCCAACTGGCAGTAGTCAAAGAAATAACCGGCCCGCCCTTCTGCCGTGCTCTCAATAGTCGTAAAGCATTCTGTTGATACCGCCTCAAACGCCCCTGTGACAATCTCACGGGCTTTCTCTGGCTGCTTGGCGCATATCTTCCCGAACTCTGATACGTGCAGGTAACGCAGCGTACCGCCACGAAACGACACGGACACAGTCACTGAGCCGCCTTTGCTGAATACCAGTTCACCGGCGGAGTCATTACTCGCGGGGTTGGCTGCTTTGATTTCGTCTGGCAGGCGCTCGTAGGCATATTTGATTTTCTCTCGGAACAAGCGCTTTGCGTCCGGCAGGGTGTGTGCAATCAGTGCGCACTTCGCGGATTCAAATATGGCCGCGTCCAGCTGGATAATGCAGACCTCAGTCGTGAATCCAAGCTGACGGGCTTTCAGGATGATATTGCGGTTGTGGATGCCTTCGAAATACTCACTTTGCTCAGGCGTCATTTTAAAGCGAACTGGGCGACCTTCTTTATCGGTGATCCAGTACAGATTATTCAGACGCCATTGCTTATTACGCAGTAACGCTAAATGCTCTGGCTTCATGTTATTTGCTCGATAGTTCGTCCATCAGGTCAGAGAGAGTGCCGACAACATCATGCTCGTTTTTAACCTGCTCACGGAATGCCTGGACAGATATGTGCTTACCGAGCAATTCAAGATTCTTCACCTTGTCGGGCCATTTTATTTTCTTCAGCAACCCGGCAGTATCACCCGCGATTTCCGTTACGTCGATACCGGACAGTGTTATGCGCCACACTTTGGGCCAGTCCTTAATCGGCTTTATCTCGCCGTTAGAAAGGAGAATGTCCGCAACGTCCATCTGGTCTATTTCAACTAAGCGTTTCAGTACGTAATCTGCATCTACCTCAAGGCGCTCACCGCGCTCTGATTTCAGCTCCTGAATGCGCTTTCCAATGTCAAGTTTTGACAATAACTGAGCGGCTATTCTGTTAGCGGTTTTATCACTGTACCCCGCACGAATAGCCGCCTGTGTAGCGTTCAAATCTACGAGGTACTCACGACAAAACATTTCCTGTTTATCTGTGAGTGCCATAATTATTCCTTACTCTTTTCCTCAATCACCGGAATGTATCTGATGTCGCTTATTTCATCCGGTGCGATATATGTCCATGAGCCGTCCAGACCAGCAATGCCAATCAGTCCGTTAGTAATGCGCGGTTCCTTCGTTGTCATCAATCCGTGATATGTCGTGCCGTCCTTTTTGGTTGCTGTGACTTCGTATTTTTCAGTCATGTCTACCTCAGTTGATTGATGTTCACCATTTCTTCCACCACGGCAGGTGTCGCCGCATATGAGGGTGTCTTTATCCCGGTGTTACCGATTTGGATGCCCACACGCTCACTGTGAGGAGTGGCACAGGTCGTGGCTAATGTGGCAGAGGAGATCGGCGGCTCGAAGGTAATAAAAAAGACCGCTGGGCGGTCTATTCCGTTGACGATTGTTTTTTCTTTGACGAGGCTCCGCATTCGGAGCTTCATCATATTACTGGTGCGCCTCCATCAGCGAAACCATATCCGGGTCCATCTGAGCAATGATATTTGCTCTGGTGTCTGTCAGTGACTTCTTCCGTCCGCCAACACCCCAACTATTCATTTTGCGGGCGCAATGGCTAATCTCCTGCTTTTCAGTAGCAATCAGCAGATCAAGGCGATTAAGCATGGTCATGTTCGACAGGCCGTTAAGCGTCGCTTCGCGGAATGTCTCGTATACGCTGATTTCAAACTCAGGCTTAATCCATGCCGCATAACGTATCGCCAGTAATTCAGCAGCCCATACGCCTTGCTCATTACCGCCGTTAACTACCTTAAGTGATTGATTTCCTTTCAGAGGACTTTTTTGTCCTCTGGCATCGAGAGCAGAAACAAAGCGCTTAACTCCGGCGCTCCGGATAAACTTACTTGGCCTTTGTGACTCATTTGCCTCGCCTTTGAGAACTGCCGCAGCGTGTAAATCATTCAGGCTGTAACGCCCTTCGCTATCAACACGAACGGACACGCCGTTCACAATAACTTTTGGATATTGCATGATGTCTACCTTACTTAGTAATGAATCCTGCCACATAGGAGATCAGCCCACCAAAGCGACATCAGCTATAACTGATCGCCTCAGGACTCATTCCTAAATATTGGCTTGGTGTTTAAAGATGTGTGCATGTGGTGCACAGGGTGAAATGCAAGAGATGCGCAACTTTCGCCACGTTACCTACGTTGCTGGGTCACTACCGGTCTGTTCCCGGTGGTCAAGATGTGGATCATCCTCCTTGCCGATATAGTTCGTACTATATGAGGCTATGAGAAATCAGATATAAAAAACCGCTCGCTGAGCGAGGAATTGTTGCTGTGAATTTAGTTAATGCTAAAATCTAGCGAGTACACCCAATAACAAGTGATGTTACGGAGGAAAAATGAGCTCAACTATAGTAATTGCAAACGCTTCCAGAGGAATTGAATACTTTAATTTATCAAAAAAATTAAAACAAAAAGAACTCCAAAGTTTGATGGAGCTGAATTTATCATTAATGTATCACTTGATCTTGCTGAACATCTTGGACTTCACAGAGTAGAAGATGATGGCCAATCAACATCCGAGTTTACATTTAGATTTTTAATTGAAAAAACTGAAGGGGACCGCATTAAATTCGAACGCCCTCTTGCCATGCAATTGAGCATCAAGGGAGAGCGTACGCCTTTAGGTTTTGATTACAAAACTAAGGCAAAAAATAAACCAATTGATATATCCATAAAGTTATTTGATGTTAGCGAAGGTAAAATGACATTAATACAAGATGTTTCATTTAGTTATAAATGTGATGAACTAAAACCTTCAATTAACATTTCACTTAATGATAATTCAAAAAAATATCCATCATCCAGATTTAGCCAAACTCTTTCTGCTAAGGATGGAAAGGTTGATTTGTCCGAGATTAAAAATATACAAGTCGAAGTTATTAAATGGATGTTGTCAGAACTGAATAACCTTAATTAAGAGCAATTACCGTAAGCACTCCGTTCTGATGTAGTCCTGCAGATACAGGGTCTGCTTTTCGTTCTCAGCCATCATTTCTCTGAGACGCCAATAATCTTGTTCAGTTGCTTCACTAAGTCGTGGGGCGGCTTCATTGCTTCCGCTTTCGGCGGTATCGGCTCCGGCCTTTGGACACTCGGCTTTGATGTACACCCGCTTGTTGCCAGACTTAACAGCATCACGCAGGCTATCAATTTCAGTTTTGGCATTGGTTAGCTCCTGCGTGTACATGGTGTCGAGTTCGTGAAGTGACTGAATGCGGGATTTGTAGTCTTTGTTGATGGCGACCTGCTCAGCAAACTGAGAGGACAGCAGCTGATAGTTGTCTTTCATCCCACCATACAGATGCAGGAGAAGCAGCAGACTGACAGCCAGTATTCCGCAAACGCCGAACCATATCTTTGTTGCGGTGCTCATGCCGGAATCTCAACGTGAGGCGCATCAATGAAACGGGTTTCAATCGGTAGTGATGGGTCATTCTTCCAGTTGATGCCGAACCGGAGCTTTACACCTAACTCGTCAGCGGCCTGCTTGACGGCTTTCAGCAGCGGCTTGAATTCTTCAAGCTGCCACTTGGTGTTAACTGGAATAATGTCCACTGCATGGCCGGTCAGGTGTCGGCTGTTATTTGTTTGTGATTTACCAGCTGCGATCAATTCTTTTTGGCGAGCCTGTGTGCGCAGACCTTCGATAACGATGAAATCTACCGGTGTAATCTCCAGCGCCCTGCGGATCACCCTCACCAGGTCGGAATTAACGCCATTTAGGTTATTCTCGCTTCGCTGACTGAATCGGAATTTGCTCATTTTTTACCGCCTGAGAATTTTGACCAAAAGAAGTCCAGTGCAAAAGAACCCATAGCGCCACACATACCGGCAGCAAATACCGTGTAATAAAACGAAGCGTTGAGTTCCACAGAAAGCAGCCCACCCATCAGGCCGGAGAACCCGGAAACCATCATCTGCATGATTGCCCCCAGCCAGCTCCAGCGGTAGCCGTTGCGTTTGTTGTCAATAATGTACCGGGCTAAGCCACCGTAAAGGGATATGGCAAATATGACACCCCATGCTGTACCGGTGACTTTCAGGTCTTTGTCATCCATCTTTGCCATACCGCCCCCTTCCGGAGGATTTAGTTAATAGGGTGCCGCGCACAGTATCTCTGCGCTGATTACGTTTGTTTGTTCAGGATTCTGTGGCGGCGTATATGAAAAAAGACCACGCATAGCGACCTTTGGAATGTGAACTATCCGGAAATTCCGGAGAGTTGAACCTGTAAGTAACCATTACAAGTTGCAGATATGAAAAAGCCCTCCGGAGAGGGCTGTTATGCATGCTTCGACACAAGGCCGGTTTCCCGCCGGTGTGCGCCGTTTACTTACTTCCTCGCTCTGCATTCTTTCGACCTCTCAGCCGATGCGGTTCGAGTCCCAGCCCTGCGGCGAAGTGACGAACTAGGCGGGATCAATAACAGGAGCCGCCTCTTTTATCCTGTCACTTTAACGAAATGGCAATAACCCATCGTTGGGATAATGATGGGCTACTATCGCCAAAATGTCAATTGTTATTTCTATTTAATTGCCAATTTATAGAAATGGATTCTCTTTTAGTTACCATTTGCAGAATTGATTCCGCATTAGACTCCTCTTTGAAGCATTCCTGTATCAATGCCTCATAGAATGGTTTCAGGTTTCTCCGCCATGATGTTTCCGGAATATCGAACAGGGATTCACATATTGCCCGCCGCACATCTTCAGCCGGTAATCGTGAATACCCGCGCCCTGAGCACTTAGGGCACGTCTTGTATACCGGCACACCTTGTTTTTCACTTTCAATTTTATCCAGCACTTCACCGCGACCATTACACCGGCACGAATGGCTGATAACCGCCTTACCCTTACAGGTTGGACAGGCTACCTTGGTTATCTCGCGCACCTCTCTCATGCTACTTACGGTACGCCCTGGTGACAGCGGACGTGAAGAAACAAATGAACCGGCTTTGGTGGCATACTTAGTAGTGAACACCTCCGCTTCGATGAAGCCGCCATCACAATCAGGGCATGTCTTTTTACTGGCCGCGCTTCTGGCGTAATCCTGAAATGCATAATTTGCGAGTATTTGCAGAACTGATGCTCTAACATCCTCATCAAGCTTTTGGATAACGCTGTATTTATGCGCCTGAGTTAATGCATATTGATAGAGGCCCTCCACCGCTTCATCCGGCTGATTGATTCCGTGTTTCGCCAAAAACAATTCAATACCCATCCACGCTTTTGCGGTCGCCAAACCAAGCGAGGCCATGACATCGGTAATTGAAAGTGAATCAGTAGCTGTTGCGGCTGGAGAGTCACTAAACATCGGACTCTTAGGTGAAAAGTATTTTGGTAAATCTGCGAGTCTCATCTTACCTCCGGCAGTGTATCAACGATTATCTTCCCTTCTTCGCCCCACCGCTTAGTCACGCGCCCGTCCCACACGCGGGAGTCATCATCAAAAATGGCATCAAGCAGCGCCTTTTCGAGATTATCTTTGTCTGGTTTTTGTTGGTGCGGAGTGCCGTCCATTTCGGAGCGTTTCTTTTTGCTCCAGCTTTTCGGCATAGGGATAATAAATGTGACGTGGTAGTGGGATTCTGGCAGGTCTATCTTTTTTAGTTTTACTTCATCCTTGAAAGCGAAATATCGTAATACCGGCGGTCGCTTTCGCCATCGGTCAGCCTGTGTCATCCTTGGTTTTGGCACCGGCACGACATCGTATATTTTCACGTTCTGATTTTATTCTCCCTCAGCAGCTGCGCCTGAGTCCGGATAACGCCCTCAAGGTGACACTGTTTTGCATACTCAGCGTCTGTGAGGCGTGTACGCCGGTCGATTTCGTCATGGCACGCACTGCACGCCCATGCGCCAAAAATGTCCGGTGACTTAATTCCGGTACCGCACAATCCCGGCATCCGATAATGAGCCAGCACCACCGTTTCAGAATTGCCGTTACATACCCCAGGAATTCTGATTTGGCATTCTCTGCCGCGCGCTTCTTTTCGTAAGTTAGCCATAATCACCACCAGTATTCATAGATTCCGAGTGCAATAACAAATATTACCCAGCTCAGAGTGAACGGATTACTCAGATATCCCAGGATGCGTTTGATCATCACTATCTCCTTTTATCTTCTCGGCCACTTCCAGATGCGGGCATTCGCTGGCGCACTGGTCGCACACGTAAACTTCATCGTCAGCCAGTTCTTTACTGCATAGTGCACATGTCATGGTATGCCTCGCTTAATTGCCTTTTTCGCTTCACGGCGCAATGCAATTCCGAGTCGCTCAAGCCAATCGGCATACTTCAGCACCGCCTCAGTTTCATTATCGAAACGAGGGAAATCATCCATGGCTATTTCAACCTTGAAGCCGCGGCTAAAAAACAAATCACAGGTAACAGTCAGCTCCTGCTCCAGCTTTGTTTTTCCGTTGTCATGACTCACCATGTACTTTTTTGACTTTTTATCTTTGCCTTTTTCGTAATGGATTAACTCCATTTTGGTTTGCTTGGTCTTCACGCCCGAACCTCCCGCAGCATTGCGTCAATTCTGGTTATGAGCGACCGGCCAAAACCATCTTCGAACGGATGCTTTCTGATTTTTGGCGCCGGTATTTTTTCAGATGCGATAATATTCATCGCCGCTTCAGGCATGGCTTCCGTCAGGAAATGATTTCTCAGCCTGGTAACAGCGTTATCGTCAAACTGGTACACCGGGCTCAGATAACCACGGATAACCCGGCGCCCTACTGTTTTAACGCACCCGATACTTTCCATCTCACGCATGTAGATGGATGTTGTCCTGGTATCAACTCCGATGACTGCTGACACTGTTTTGTTGGTGAACTCAGTGCAATCACGGCACCGTTTGATGATCTCTACGTACAATTTGTATTTTTCGCTGTTCATCGCCACATCCTGTTAACCATTGCTCGTGGTGTCGGTTTCAGATATTTGACTACCGGCAGATACACGGTAACGTCGAAATACTGAGGATTGATATTCAGTGACTTCACCGGGTTATATCCCTTGCGCCGGTAGTGAGTGCAGAGGTTATCGGCTTCGTCATTGGTGATACGCTGGTGTATGTGAGGTTCTTTCATGCGTCCTGCTCCCTTTTGAGTTTCATGTACTCCGAATCCTCTGGCGTAGTCAGTATTAAACCGAACTGTGCAGCCCATGATTCGATTTGCTGAAGAAAGTAATGCATATCCCCTTTATCAAGTTTTGAAGTGCGCCTGAGCGTCTCACGCTGCGTTTTCTCGCCGGTGATAACATCGGTGTACTCAGTGGTTTCAAATCCGAGATATGTCGCCTTCAGGCTTTCCTTCACCCATTCTTCAGTGCAAAACTGCCGGCCGGCACGAATCAGGTACTCGCTGATTTCTTTGTACCAGACATGGCTGAGTGTATTTTGTGAAAGGCTTCGTTTCGGGCGGTAGGGTTTTGCGGTGATACTTAACTTCGGGTGGGTGTTCAGTAGTGATTTTAGTTGCTCGTAAAACAGTTTTTTGTTGGATTCATGCAGGCAGAAGTTTTCCACATTACCCCCTATTCCTCCGGCTCTATTCCTGTTTCAAAAAAGCTTAACCGCCCTTTCATCTGCACAAACGGTAACGGTCGGCTATCTGCCAGGACGAAACCTTTCTCGCCAAAGAACCACGGCGATTCACTTTGCTCCACGCAGTCGGTGATGGTCGTTACCCCGACAATTCCGCCGGTTTCAAACTCTGAACGGTACGGCAACTTAATTCCGAGGCGGCAAGCAAGGGAATATGCAGCGTCATAGTCACTACGTTTTACGCCCTGTGATGCATGGACAAGAACCTGGCCGCGATACTTCGTGCGCCAACTGCGGTTTTCAATGTCTTTATGCCCGTTGACGATCAGCCACGCCCACGGCTGTCTGATTGATATTGCTTTCATCACTCCTCCGGTGGTTGTGGCAGTGGCATCCAGTGGGTTACCCTTCCGCTAAGCGCATCATCTCTAAAGCACTCTCCATTCCACGAACAATTCCATTGATAATGTCTTTTTCCAAGGCAATTTACCTCTTCCACGTAACACAGGTATCGGCCTGACTCTTCCGGCATTCTTTCCGAGCACTTAATCCATTTCATTGGTGGACTCCTTTATCATGCGCTGTAGTTCAGCAAAGCGTCTGGTGTTTGCCGCGTTCTCAAGTGAGATTATCCGCTGGTATGCCCGTCCTCTCGGTTGGTGCTTTTCGGCGGCGCAATAACATTCAAAGAATGCTGAATCCGTTTTGTCTTTGAAAAAATGAATCCGCGCCCGGACATAACGGGCTGCGATATAGCGGCCTTGCTTGCTGTATGCCTTATTTAAATCAGTCAGCGTTGTTCCCTTACCCTTCATCTTCATCTCCTTTTGGCGGTGTCTGGTACGGCAGTCTGCTGCGAACTCCGGCCATGTAGGCGCGGTATCTTTTCGCAATCTCACCATGTTTGTATTCATGACCGCCGAAAAAATTTATTTTCCGCTGCATCATGACCCACTCCGGCGTATAACCAAGCTCGCCCGCACACCACTTTTCAAAATCCGTTGGTTCCATAATCAAAAGTCCTTCTGTCTTGGGTTATGCCGTCACACGTCCGCGCCTTTGAATCTGCGTTGTGCTGGCTGGTTACTTTGCTGACAAATATTTGCGGCCATGGCCTGGTCCGTGTCGAGAAAGTGCCCGTCTTTGAATAGCTGATACACGGTCCCTAATTTACCAAACCGGTTTTTTGTGACGATGATTTCAGCGTAAGTGGCAGCAGGTGAATTTTCGTTATACACACCGTCCCGGTACAGCATGATGATGGCATCCGCATCCTGTTCAACGCTTCCTGAATCGCGAAGGTCCGCATTCGTCGGGCGCTTGTTTGGACGTTTTTCCACATCACGGGATAGTTGACTGAGAGAAATAACAGGGGTCCGCAGGTCCTTAGCCATTGCTTTCAGGCTTGCTGAAATATGACCAATAGCCAGGTCATTACGCTCTGCCTTTGGTTTTTCAATCAGGCCGAGGTAGTCGACAAGGATGAGAGATAAATTCGGATTGGCCCGTTTGTGCCGACCTGATATCGCACGGATTTGTTCGATCGTTAATTTACTGGCATCGACAACCCACACATCAAGATCCACTATGCGGCCCATGCCGACAGTTACCTTTGTCCAGTCTTCCTGGTCCATCTTCGCCGGATTGCGCAGGGATGAAACCGGCATACTTGCGGCCCCTGCAATCTGACGCTCGATGATCTGCTGGGAATCCATTTCCATCGAGAAAATCAAAACGCCTTTTTTCTGGCTGGTCCCGCGAATGGTCTGTGAGGCAACGCCTTTGGTTATTCTCAGCGCCAGCTCTGTCTTACCCATGCCGGGCCGGGCCGCAACAATAACCAGGTCAACAGGGTTTATACCGCCGGTAATATCATCAAGGTCCGGGATGCCGGTTTTCAGCGTGTCAGACTCATCACCATTCTGGACCCGCTTTTCAAGCATCTGCGCGTAGTCTTCGGCTATTTCCTTCAGGTGAACGGGCCGGATCTCATCCTGCGGGGCCCGGATTTCAGATGCCTTTGCCAGAAACTGATCCATTGCCTCAGTCGCTGCGTCGACGGTCCCGTGTTCGATTTGTCCTCGTACAGAGTCCATCAGCTCAATCATCTTCCGGCGGCAGTGAAGGTCCATAACCATCTTCGCGTAGCCTTTCAGGTTGGCAGCGCTCGGGCAGTTTTTCGCGGCCTCCATCACGTTGCTGAACTGATCGCCCATCTCCTCGGCAACCATCAGAACATCAATCAGCCCACGGGCCTTCGCCTGCTTCCTGATAACCTCATAGGTCCTGCGGCAAAATCCGGACCCGAAGAATTCAGGCTCCATCGTGGCGAGAACATCACTGGCATCCTGTGTTAACCCGCTAATCAGCAGGCCACCGATAACACTCGATTCAACTTCAAAATTAATCACGACTACCTCCCTGTGAGACTTGGTTTTCCTTCTCGGACCGCTGTGAGCGTGTCTTCCTTCAGCAGATACTCGATGTCGGCCGTCCATCCGCGATCACCTTCCCCGAAATAAAATGGCTTAGCCATCCTGACGAAAGCCCGTACATAGGCTCGCCAGCCGTCAACGTTTGGAGTTGCCAGTTTCGGAATTATTTTCTTCAGGTTGCGTTTTCGCTTCTCAGTGAGATCGATAGCGTGAGGCAGGCGGTCACCGACTTCCTCGTTGTAGGCAATGAGATATTCGTCGTAATTGATTTTCACTGCCCGGCGCTTTTTAGGTTTAACCAACCCTTCCACTTCACCCCCAACGGGGGTATGGGGGTTAGTTTCTTTCTTTTCTTTTGTAATAGTTTCTTTTGTGTGACTCTGTTTTGGTGACAACGCTGTCATCGTTTTGGTGACACTTTTTGTCACTGTTTTGGTGACATTGTCACCAGAGTAGTGACACCCTGTTATTTCCCACTCACTCACGTTCTTGTTTGGTCCGATTCTCGGTCCATCCATAACGACTACACGCATTGCTATCAGCTCGTTTTTCGCCTTGTTAACTTTCTGCCGTGGCAGGTTGGTCAGCTCGCTTAACTGACTGTCTGCAATGCGGTCCGACTTCTTGCCGAAGCCGTAAGTTTTCCGGCAAATAGCGTGTGCTACCTTGGCCTGATTTTTTGTTAAGTCAGCGCCTATCAGGGCCTCATACAGAGCATTTGCAAGTCTGGTGTACCCATCATCAAGATCTGCCACCGTTGGCCTCTCTTGCCGTCGTGCGGCTCCAAAGTCAGCGTATGCAACGTTACTGTTCATGCCGTTTACCTCCGGTCAGTTCTTCCCTATGGGCTTTCCGCAATAAAGCATCGTTAAAAGCCGCCCTGAGTGCTTTCGCGCCTTGCTCAGTGACACTCCTTGTCTCGTTGTATTCGGCGATGTTTTTATGCACAGCGTGATAGTTAAAACTATGATTCCGTTTACGTTTCATATATAATTAGTCCTCATCAAGTACTAAATTGATTTGACTCTTAGCCTCGGTTACAGCCGGGGCTTTTTCTTGCCTAAAACATCGATACCTGTCGTGATACTTTGGCTTTCTTTTTCGTTCCTGCGCTTGGCTTCTGTCCATACTTCTCAGCCCATAACTTTGCTACCCGAAGGCAGTCATCAAACATCCCGCCACGTCGTGTTGCCTGTGAGCAGCGGCGATAATGGTCTAAACCCTGGTCGGCGGCGAAGTCTAATACCCCCCCCTGATACCCGAGCTTTTCCAGTTCGCTAATGATGTTCTTCCTGATGAACTCCGTTGGATTCATGAAAACCTCCCGTTTTCCACAATGAGAATTCCGCTATCTGCTTCCACAGAAACCGGTACTCTTCCTCGCTGATTTTCTTCTCGCCCGGCAAAACAAAATCTGTGATACCGGCTGCGGCCAATGTCTCGCATATCTCCGGTAACTTTTCTGTTCTGCGTAAGACTGTTGAATCGTGTACACCGAGCAGTTTTGCAACCACTGTCTGTGTGGTGCTTCTCAGTGCCTGATGAGCTGTTGCCATCAGATGATTTGACACAAACCGGTTAAACGATTTGCGTGGATTTGCATTTTCCATAATTCATAATGTCCTTATTGAGATACAGTTATTCGCTCACTTCCTGTGAGGTGTTGCTGTGTTGAAAAATGTTCCAGCACATATCCGGAACGGGCTAAATTGTGTAAAGATCGGTGGTGTTACTGTTTTTTGCTATGGACTAATTCTTCAAATGGAATGCCAAGCAACTGGTTAATTTCTTTGTACCTGGCTGGCGGGATATAACCCTTTTGTTCCCACTGCCTAACTGCCTGATCGCTAATTTTGAGCAACTTAGCCAGTGCAGGGACGCCGCCTGCTTTTTTGATGGCAGTATCTAATCCGTTCATAGTGTTTTCCCTTTTACTGATTAACACAAGAATAATACAAGCAATACTTTATTTAAGCAAGCGTAACTTGCTGGAACGCTAAAAGCTATGCTTGTATATTGAAGGCATGAAAACTATGCATGACAGAATCAAGCAAGCGAGACTTGCGAAAAAAATGACCCAGGCAGAGCTGGCGGAAAAGGTTGGCGTTACTCCCCAATCCGTTCAGCAGTGGGAGAGCGTTACTGAGCCAAAGAAAAACCGAGTGGTTAAAATTGCGGAAATACTAGGTGTTGAGGCTAATTGGTTGCTTTTTGGATCCGATACCCGAGACGGAATACCTGTAAAAGACTTCAAGCCAAGAGAAGTGGCTGAATGGGATAGCAGTACGCCTCTTGATGATGACGAGGTCGAAGTGCCGTATTACAAAAGCATAGAGCTTGCCGCCGGTAATGGATGCAATGGCGGGAGCGATAATAACGGCTATAAACTCCGCTTCTCTCGCTCGACACTTCGTCGCTATGGCATTTCACCGAAAGATGTAGCTTCGTTTCCTGTGCATGGTGAGAGCATGTCGCCGGTGATCCCGAACGGTACTACCGTATTCGTTAACTGCGGCGATAAGACCATTGTTGATGGTGGGATTTACTTCATTGAGCAGGACGGCCTGTTGCGGATTAAGCAGCTACTGCGCCAGCCGGGAAAACTGATCATTCGCAGCTATAACTCAATCGACTTCCCGGATGAAGAAGCTGACCCGACGACGGTAAAAATCGTGGGCAGGGTCTTCAACTGGTCTGTGATGGCGTATTAGTCACAGTGGCCTGACGACACGTTTTAGGGTGTGGTTGACATTCTTTACTTCAATACTTCTTGGTTTGCCGCACAAAATTGATAATGACACTACAGGTGATGTCATATAATATGTCCAGAACACAAGATGTAATCAACGAGCTAGTTAAGCGTAAAAAGTCCATATCTTGTAATGGCAGCAAAGGATTGTTGTTGTACTTAGAATCCTTGGGGTTTAAGCACAAGGAGGGGAAGACGGTAGGTCACAGAATTTTCACCCACCCTCAGCTTAGCTCTATATCTGACTACAAGACTCATTCGGTAGATTGTGGACACAAGCCGAACAGAGACATGAAGCACGCGTACATAACAAACACATTGCGCGTACTTAATCAGTACAAGGATGAACTAGAGGAAATTGAAGCCAATGACAAATAAAGTCTTTGATCCTGAAAAATATACAATATCAGTAAAGAAAACCACCGAAGATGGTGAGGTGGTTTTTGTGGCTAGCGTCGCCGAGCTTCCTGATATCAGAGAGTATGCAGATACTGCTGACTTCGCCAGAGAGTTAGCAATTGATTCAATAGCCACCGCATATGAAGTTTTTGCTGAGCAAGGGATGATTTTCCCTAAACCAAGTGATGATTCTCAAATTGAAAGTGTCAGCGGAAGAGTAACTTTGCGTCTGCCAAAATCAATCCACGCCAAATGCATAAAAGCAGCGGAAAATGATGGCGTCAGTTTGAATTCATACTTAACAACCTGCATAACAAGCTACTCTGCACAGAATGAAATTAAAGGCGAGATTCGCAGCCAGTTCACCCAGGTGAAGGCGCTAATAAAGTCTCACGGCAGATCAGATACCTATAGCGGAAGAATGGTTGATAGAGGTGGGAACTCTTGGGTTTCATCACTGGATGCAAAATTTTCTAAAGAGAGTGACACCCTGGAAAGGGATAGTGAAATTCAATTATCTGGCTTTTATTCGGAGTTCTATCAATGAGTATCATGTCGTCAGTCATATTAAAATCCGCAACGGTCACTTCTAACACCATGGATTTTGTAAGGCCAGATATTGATGTCGCCAAAGTGGCTGTAAAATTTAAACTGCACAACGCCTTAGAAGAAGATGAAGAGTGCAAATATTGCAGGTTAGCATTCTCCGGTGATGTTATTGGGAAGTTAACCGATGAAGATGAACCTGATTTCGATTTAGTTGACCATGAGTTTAAGTTTAGCATCTCCGTTGATTATGAATTTGAAATCAACGATCGAGAGAAATATCTATCACTAACTAAAGATGAAAAAGCTGAATTGTGTGCAAATTTAGTTTATCTAGATTTTAGAAGGCGCATGACGCTAAATGCAAATAACATAGGGATAAGCAGCTTTAGAATGCCGCTATCGTTAATGACTCTAACAAAGAAATCAGAAAAATAACCCCCAGCCCTCACCGCGAGGGCTTTTTTGTGCCTGAAATTCCCCCGCCTGTGTGATCTGCGTCCAATCGTGACGATTTTTTTGAAAATAAATTGGCAGTGAAATCAAGCAAATAACAAGCGATATTGGAATTACTATAAAATTAAACACAAGTAACTCTTGTTTTGATAAAGCAATGCTTGTATAGTTATTCCATCAACGGCACGGAGCCAAAGATAAAACGGACTTAGCTCTTTAATAATCGGGAACCTGATCTGAATAAGTGTCAGATCACCACTGAGTGGTTTTTGGGATTGGTCATGAACGCCGTCGCCAAAGGCATGACGGGAATGGTGGATAGAGCGCCACCGGCCAATCACCAAAAATTACTCAGGAGGCAATATGGCAACAATTACTGTTATTCCAAAGAAAGACAACGCGAAGAACCGCCGGCTAGCAAAGCAAATGGCGTTCTGGGACAGAAAGCGTGCGGAGTATGCAGCAAAGCCTAAAAGCCGCTCAGTGGAGGAGATTTTTGATTCAATCATCAAGCCTGAATGCCATTTCGAAACACTTGTTCAGGTGGTGATTGAAATGAAGAAGCTGCCGGAAGCACCACGCAAGCAGCTGAGAATGAACCGCAAGCCAATTATGCCGAACGGTGGCATTACAGCCAGAGCGTGACCATCGGTCAATCACCAATACTGACTAACACCCCGCAGCGGGGATAACGAAAGGAAATGGATATGGAAATTGAATTACAGCAAACACTTAAAGCTGAGTTAAAAGAAATGCGCCTATGTATAAATGTGCGTGATGGCTTCACATGCGGCCTGCATAATCCAGACGGCGGCGAGTTCGCATCACATGCAGGTTATGTTCCTGACTTCTTCCCTGGTGACCATTACGGTGATTATCTGCTGCTCAATATTGATGTTGAGACCGGACAGATAACCAACTGGAAGAAGCCTACCCCAGAAGACATCACGACGATGCTCAGCAACGACGACGATTAACAGACATCACGTAGCACAGGGAAGTGCATAGGAGGAAGTATGACAGATAAACTTTACACCTATGGAAATACGCCAGATAAAAAGTTACCGCCAATTTACGGAAAAGACGGAACGCATGATATCGCATCACTGCGCGACATGTTCGCAGCAAAAGCCATGCAGGGAATAATCACCACAGCCGCGGCGCCAGTTTTAACATCCTTGGCAGGGCTTGATGACGACATCGCACAAACAGCTTACGAGCTGGCAGACGCAATGCTCAGAGCAAGGGAGAAATAACATGGAATTTAAGGGTACACCGGGGCCGTGGACTATCACTGATAGTGGCGGCTCAATAATGGATAGTGATCAATTTATTATCGCTAATTTCCGTCGGTTGGCCATCTTGTGCAGGTGGCATGAAAAAGGATTTGAGCACTTTAGTGACGAAGGCGCCAGTAAGGATATTGGGACAATTGCCGCGAAGGCGAACGCTAATTTAATAGCGTCAGCGCCGGAGTTATTATCAGCACTGCAAGGCATCCAGGAATCAATGGCTAAATATATCAACATCGCAAATAACATCGGCATGGATGTTACCGCAGACGGGTTTTATCTTGGTCACGCGATGGAAGTTGAAGAACAAGCCAGGGCTGCAATCAACAAAGCACTGGGCCGGGAATAGCCGCCCTGCTCTCTTTCACACAGAACTAACCCACCCTATCCCACCTCGGGATATCAGCAGGTAAACAACATGAAAACTAAACCTTGTCGCGCAATGCTCGATGGCTGCGCGGTGCGTATTGTCACGCCTCAAGCCAAGCGGAATAAGCACGTTCCTCGCTGGGTTGAGTATTTAGCACTTGTCATTGTCGCCGCCGTAGCTGTTATCCCTACGGCGATGTAAGGGGGATTTATGCAGAGACTGGAAATATCCGGAGGACAGACATCATCACGGACGGTGCTTGGCCGGAAAGTAACAACGCATGAAGGGTTCGACCACATTACCGGAAGTCTGAGTCAGCTCCTCGGTTCGTCAGCATGGAGCATGAACGAACTGGTCGAATTCATGATCAACAACGAATACATGGACGATTTCACGGACGAGTTAATCAAGGCCGGACACGGAAGTTCTTTCTTCGCACGGATAGCGGAGAAGATGCGCAAGGAGGCAGCATGAACGCATACGCAGCACAGGATGCTCAGGAAGAGCGGCGGCTGGAGCATGCTGCATGGCAGGATGCCGTGGACACGGAAGTCAGCGAAATGACAACGGATGCTTTCAATAAACTCCCTCAGCGCCTTCTGGATGAAGTAAGCGAGGACCTTCAAGAGGCGATATGGAAATCACTTTTTGACGTTATTGGCAATATCAGGAGTTCGTATGCAGCCAGGTATCTACGATGACATCAGTAACGATGATTATCACAACGGGCCCGGGATAAGTAAATCACAGCTGGACCTTATCGAACAGTCACCGGCCGACTTTATCTGGCAACGGAATGCCCCGGTGGATGAGGAAAAATAAAGGCTCTGGATTTCGGGACCGCTGTTCACTGCCTTTTGCTTGAGCCAGATGAGTTCAATAACCGGTACAGGATAGGGCCGGAAGTAAACAGACGCACATCCGCAGGGAAGCAGGAAGAAAAGGAATTCTTCGAAATGTGCGAAAAGGAAGGAATCACGCCAATAACCCATGACGACAACAGGAAGCTGATGATCATGCGGGATAGTGCCATGGCCCACCCTATCGCCAAATGGTGCCTTGAAGCTGACGGAAAAGCCGAGAGCAGTATTTACTGGAAGGACAAGGAAACGGACATTCTTTGCCGGTGCAGGCCGGACAAACTGATAGGGCAACACGGATGGATTGTCGATGTGAAAAGCACCGCGGATATGGCCCGCTTCGAACGTGCTTTTTACGATATGCGCTATCACGTTCAGGACGCGTTTTACTCAGACGGATATAAGGACCTGTCCGGAGAGTTGCCGGTGTTCGTATTTCTCGCGGTCAGCACAACAATCGACTGCGGAAGATATCCGGTACGTGTATTCATTATGGATGATGTGGCAAAGGATGCCGGACGGTCCGCATACAAACAAAATCTCAGAACATACGCCGAGTGCATTAAAACGGATGAATGGCCCGGCCTGAGAACACTATCACTGCCACGCTACGCAAAGGAATTGAGAAATGAGTAACCCACCAATCGCACAGGCGGACCTGCAAAAAGCACAAGGGACCGCGGTTAAAGAAAAAACAAAAGACCAGCAGCTAATCCAGTTCATAAACCAGCCTGGAATGAAGGCGCAATTATCAGCTGCCCTTCCGCGTCATATAACACCGGACCGCATGATCAGGATTGTCACCACCGAGATACGGAAAACCCCATCACTGGCAACCTGTGACATGCAAAGCTTTATCGGCGCAGTTGTCCAGTGCTCGCAACTTGGCCTTGAACCAGGCAACGCATTAGGCCACGCCTACCTTCTTCCGTTCGGCAATGGGAAAGCGGCATCAGGGCAATCAAATGTTCAGTTAATTATCGGATACCGCGGCATGATCGACCTCGCCCGCCGGTCCGGTCAAATAATCAGTATATCTGCCCGCACCGTGCGAGAAGGTGACAGCTTTCATTTTGAATATGGCTTAAACGAGGACCTCACGCACGTACCAGGAGAAAACGACTCCGGCCCGATCACTCATGTTTACGCCGTGGCCCGTCTGAAAGAGGGAGGTGTTCAGTTTGAGGTTATGTCTTTCTCTCAGATTGAGAAGGTCCGCGATTCAAGCAAGGCCGGTAAAAACGGCCCGTGGGTATCTCACTGGGAAGAAATGGCGAAAAAGACTGTTATTCGCCGCCTGTTCAAATATCTGCCGGTATCTATCGAAATGCAAAGGGCCGTCATTCTGGATGAAAAAGCAGAGGCCAACGTGGACCAGGAACACGCATCTATTTTTGAAGGTGAGTACGAAACCGTATCACCGGAATAACCCCACCGTTTCAGGATGAAGCGTAATGCAGGGATGCAGAAATAAGGAGAGATGATGTCTAAATTAACGAAAGAAGAAATTAAGTGGGTCGCAGGGGTGCAGGCGGCATTAAATAAATATCCCGGCGAACGACTTGGGTTTTATACCACTGGCGACAGTAATATTTTCATTTTCGACTCAACAAAATACGACAAAATATGCCATTACATGGATGCTAACAGCTGCGATTTAGCGGAAGCATCTGAAGCAATGGATGCGGACTTAGGAGAGGTGCTGACTTTTCCTGACTTCGTTCATAGTGCCGCAGGTTGATGCTGATAACAGAGGAATGAATATGTCGCGACCAATCGACTTAATAGCAGATATCACGGATGAGTATATCGCTATGCACTTTGAAGGGACTAACTTCGGACACACAAATTACCGCGATATCGTAGGAGAAGGATGTTTAAAGGTAATGGCTGGATATCACAACGGATACACGGCGCAGTGCATATTGATAAATATGGGGCTGACCACAGAGAAATTACGGCTGACTAAGCGTGGCCGAGAATTTCTGTTCTGGCATTTTAACTATCAGCCGGTTAATGGCCGAAAGATTGATTAGCCAGATGCCACAATAGTGACGCACACGGATGTGTTTAGTCACGTATGCAGGTACAATAAGCCGTCTTTTTATAGGGGGTATAATGAAACGTAATATTGATGATTTCGACGGAATGAAAGATTTTATTATCAGCATTATTACTGTGGTGGCTTGGTTTTTAATAGGCGTGATTGTAACAATAGGGTATTTTACCATTGAGACAAAAGGCGAAAGTGTAATACTTTCTTTTGTATCAACAATATTTACCATTATTTCATCACTAGGAATCGCAGCAACTATAGGTGTTTATTTTTGGCAACGTAATGACACTAAAAAAAGGCAAAATGAATATGATAAAAACTTCTTCTCAGACATTAAATCTGCAGCTGAAGAATTCATAGATGCAAGTAAAAGATATAAAAACGCATTTGAGACAATATTGAAAAACTATGATAAAACGCGCGACAACATAATAAAACTTAAATCATACTCAACTTTAATAATTAAAGTCGAGCGTGGCGCTGCTTTAAAAAACCTTGCATTTGTAACAAATTGCGAACCAACCCTAAATTTAGAAAAAACAAGAATGGACCCTGCATTACTAAGTAATGAAAAATATATATTTTATAATGAGGCAAAATCAACACTTAAAGAGGTGGATAATTTTATAAAAGGATTTATTCTTGATAATGAAAATTCCCTACCAGTTCATATACCTTTTGATGACAAAATGATTTTTTATATAAAAAATAAATATTGTGAACACATAACTAAGTTAGAAAAAATAGTTAATGCAGATTAATGATGACCCTGCACTAGCAGGGTTCTTTATACCTAAAATTCAGAGCTAACCATGACAATCGGATTTGTATTACTACTGGTAATGCACGGCTCTGCTGTGCCTGTTACCGATGATATTTATACGCTCGAAGAATGTGAGAGCCGCGCAGTGCAGCTAAAGGCTGTGCGGAATGTTGAATTAGTGTGTGCGGAGGTTTTCAGATGAGACAAATTAAAATAAGCTCTGGTGCGTGGCAAAAAGATTTAGAGATGGTCGTCACTGTTATCGATGAGGATAAATTTAAAACTCAGTGTGAGCAAGTTAATAAATTTTATTGTGATGCAGAGTATAGAGCTAAGAAACATGGAAGCCATGAAAAGGCGGGTTTCGCCATGTTCTGTGCTGAGTGTTTTCAGCAAATAGCATTCAATAATTTTAAAGATGAAGAATGGCTGACCGAGCAATTCGACTGGTCTAAAGATAAAGGAATTGAAGGTTATCCTTCGTTAGACGATATGGGTATTCGAATTGATGAAATTGAGTCATGGTTTATTGATTATGACGAAATTCAAATTACAGGATGGTAATCAATGAACAAATATAGTGACAAATCAGACTTTGAGATCAATAAGGCCGTGGCTATTGCGAGCGGCCATAAAGTTATGTCGTGCGAAGAATCAGTCATGGCATACATTGATAGCGGGTATAAGCCATTCGACCCCTGCAACAACCCGGCAGATGCATGGTCTATTATTTTAAAAAACAGAATCAGCATTATCATTCCAGGGAATGAATATAGTGATGGTTACAGCACTCCATTTGCTGCAAGCGGATTTGATGATGTTTCTCATATAACCAGAAATACATATTATACGGATGAGGAATCATTCAATCAAAACCCATTACGTGCCGCTATGGAAGTATTTCTGATGATGAAGGATGCGGAGAATGAAAGCTGACTACGGCGGGAGCACAACACCAAAGGAATTGCGTGATTTGTGGCAAACTCCCCTCCCCTTATTTTCAGCACTGGACGCTGAATTTGGTTTTTACCTTGATGCCGCAGCCGATAAAAATAATACCCTCTGCTCTCATTATCTCACCGAAAAAGACAACGCATTAAACTCCGACTGGCAAAGCTACGGCTCAATATGGTGCAACCCTCCGTATAGCGACATACAGCCGTGGGTAAGCAAAGCCGCCGAGCAATGCAGAGAGCAATTACAGCCGGTCGTGATGCTGGTTCCGGCTGACACCTCGGTAGGCTGGTTTAAATCGGCACTGGATACCGTCGATGAGGTCAGATTTATTACCGGTGGCCGGATATCGTTTATTAACGCCGGCACCGACAAATCAAAGAACGGAAACACCAAAGGCTCCATGCTTTTAATCTGGCGACCGTTCACCCAGCCCCGCAGGATAATTACTACAGTTAACCGTGATGACCTGATGGACATCGGGAGCCGGTTACTGGAAGCACAAATCTGAGGTGACTAATGACACCACAGGAAGCAGAGAACGGACGCAGACGAATAGCAAGGGAATGCCTGAAGGAATTAATGCAGTACGCATCAGACGAACAACACACCGCAATACTCGATAAATACACCATCAAATTCGCTCCGCTAAATCACATGCGCTTCAACAATAAAGACGTGTTGAGCCATTACGTGCGATTACTGCAAAAGGAGAAATAAATGTCAGGAATGACCATATCCAGAAAAGACGCGGCACAGCTGATCGGGATAACGGAAAATACCCTTTCTCAGTGGTGCCGTGCAGGGATAATTGCCTATACCAGAAAAAATCCCATGAAGAAAAATTCCCCTTACCTATTTACCAGAGCAGCATGTATTGCCGCAGCTAACAAATCGATTCACACTATGCCAGTGAACACTGGTGAGACTGGAGGAACAAAACCATGTCAATATTCCGGAGAGGTAAGATCTGGTACGGTGACTACTCGACGCCAGGCGGCAAACGCATCAAGGAGTCTCTTGGCACAGAGGACAAGAAGCAAGCGCAGGAGCTGCACGACAAGCGAAAGTCTGAGTTATGGCGCATAGAAAAACTCGGTGACTTCCCGAGCGTAACATTTGAAGAGGCGATTGTAAGATGGCTGGAAGAGAAAGCCGATAAAAAATCACTGGACGATGACAAAGGTCGGCTTTCATTCTGGCTTGATCACTTCGAGGGGGTTCAGCTAAAAGACATCACCGAAGCTAAGATATACGCCGCCGTCAGTAAGATGAAAAACAGGAAGGTTCGCGAGAGATGGGAGAAACAAGCTGCCGCGGCGAAAAATAAAGGGAAAGAAATACCGCCTTACCAGGAGGCGAGGGTATCGACCGCCACAAAAGCAAAGCACCTGGCAATAATGAAGTCACTTTTGCGCACCGCAGAAGTTGACTGGAAGTGGCTGGAAAAGGCGCCGGTAATTAAAGTGCCGACAGTGAGAGAGAAGCGCGTCAGGTGGCTTGAATACCATGAAGCACAGCGGTTGATAAAAGAATGCCCAGAGCCTCTGAAGTCGGTTGTTACCTTTGCGCTGGCAACCGGTTTGCGCCGGTCGAACATAATCAGTCTGGAGTGGAGCCAGATCGACATGCAGAGAAAGGTTGCGTGGATCCACCCGGAAGACAGCAAGTCAGGGCAGGCAATAGGTGTCGCGCTCAATGATACCGCATGCGGTGTACTGAGAGCGCAGATCGGGAATCATCATAAGTGGGTATTCGTCCACACCGAGCAGAAAGTAAAGCCTGACGGAACAAAAACACCGGCAGTACGGAAAATGCGGGTCGATTCTAACACAGCATGGAGAGCAGCGTTAAAACGGGCAGGCATAGAAAACTTCCGGTTTCACGATCTGAGACACACCTGGGCAAGCTGGTTAATTCAGTCAGGAGTGCCGCTTTCAGTTCTTCAGGAAATGGGCGGATGGGAGTCGATAGAAATGGTGCGCAGATATGCCCATCTGGCACCAAATCACCTAACTCAGCATGCAAAAAAAATTGACGTTATTTTCGGCAACGATGACCCAAAATGTCACAGTTCCGTCCCAAATACGTCCCATATGGCAAAAGTGGAGAATTTTAAATGA